GCATATTTATATGTATATGGTGTATTACTAATTATTTACTACAATAGTTTAGTATCGTTACACTGTAACTACGTAACTACCTTCTAATTCTTGCAACATGAACGTTACAATTAGTAACCGCGCGGCCAGCTCCATTCAGTCATTGCAACGCCCACGATCACGCGCGAGCATGATCACGCGGGAGGAGCCACGGAGCGTGAGTCGGGTTAGCCCCAGGGATCGGTAGTCGCACGCTCAATTCAAGGATGCTCGCTTCGTGGTGTCCTCCTTAACCGTAGAAGAGGGATCTACATGGCCGCCAGATCAGGGAAGAAGAAGAAGAAGACTGTGTCTAAGAAGAAGGCTCCTACGCCCACTGGAGTCAACGCTTTTACACGAGCGAGAGCGCTTCAGAATGCGAGTCGTACTCCGGAGCAGCGAAGAGCGATAGCAAAGAATGCGAACGACTCCCTTCAGGAAGCCATCAAAGCTGCGGATATGAAGGTCAACGCGCTGCTGGAGAAGGCTCACGGCAGTAGTCTTAGTGGTAGAACGTATCCGCCGGAGGACAAGATAAAGCGTATGGCCGTGTTCCTCGCTGCGATATCGCGGCGCCCCGTGCTTCGCTTCGCGTGCGCCGCCGCCGGCATCGGTAGAGGTGCGGCTCTATCGTGGAAGAAGAAGTATCCGATATTCTCGGAGCTCTGGGATCAGGCGCAGAATCACGGGATCGATCAGCTCGAGGAGGAGGCCTGGCGTCGCGGACACGACGGCTACGACAAGCCGGTGATCTATCAGGGTGAGATAACAGATACTTATAAGGAGTACAGCGATCGCTGTCTGGAGATCATGCTTCGAGGGTGCAGACCGGAGAAGTTTAAGGAGCGATCAGAGATCTCTGGTCCGGGAGGCGGGCCTATTACACTTCAGGCTCTCGAGCGTCGCGTCATCGGTGCAGACGGTCAGCAGAAGAAGCTGGAGGATCTATATCCCGAGAGTGACGAGTAGACGTCGTGCTGGGAAGAGCCTTAACTCTGCCTGAGGATCACCCTCACTTCGCCGGGATCACCAGCGACGGCAGACTCGTCATACCTACTGCGGAGGTCTTTCTCCCGCTGACGAGACGAGCTCGCTATAAGGCGTCCAAAGGCGGTCGCGGTTCCGGCAAGTCTCACGATCGCGCCGATGCTCTTCTTGAGGAGTGTGTCTGCGTTCCCGGTACTCGCGCTGTCTGCCTTCGTGAAGTGCAGAAGTCCATTGCTAGATCGTCTAAGCAAGTTCTTGAGGACAAGATTCGAAAGTACAGTCTTAATCAGTACGGATTCGACGTGCTGAAGACGGAGATACGAGCGCCGGGTGACGGAGTCATCATCTTTCAGGGTATGCAGGATCACACTGCGGAGTCCATCAAGTCGCTGGAGGGGTTCAGGATAGGATGGGTGGAGGAGGCGAATGGTCTGTCTCAGAGAAGCTTAGATCTACTGCGTCCGACGTTTCGCATGGATCCGGAGCTTGACGCTCAGGGTTGCGTCGTTGTACCAGGTTCCGAGCTCTGGTTCTCCTGGAACGGGAAGCACAAGACTGACCCCATCGATAACTTCTTTTTTGGAGGTGAGCGACCTCCTGACTCCATAATCGTAGAGGCAAACTACTACGACAATCCGTGGTTTCCCGAAGTCCTTCGTCGAGAGATGGAGTGGGACAGAAGGCGCGATCCCGAGAAGTATGCTCACGTGTGGCTTGGTGAGTATCTCATGCGGTCAGAGGCGCGAGTATTCAACAACTGGACAATCGACGAGTTCGAGACTCCCGCTGAGGCGGAGTTTCTGTTCGGCGGTGACTGGGGATTCAGCGTGGATCCGACGGTGCTCGTTCGCATGTTCATAGACCACGATGCTCGTCGCCTGTTCATAGACCGCGAGGCGTACAAGGTTGGGTGCGAGATCGACGATACGCCCGCTCTGTTCGACAATCTTGACCCGGACAACAAGGGTATGGCGAGAGAGTGGCCCATCGTCGCCGACTCCGCGCGTCCGGAGACTATAAGCTACATGCGAAGGCACGGGTATCCTCGCATAGAGCACGCGAGGAAGGGTCCTGGTTCCGTGGCGGACGGTGTAGAGTTTCTCAAGAGCTACGACATCGTCGTCCATCCCAGATGTGTTCACTGCGCCGACGAGCTGACGTTCTACGGGTACAAGACGGACAAGCTGACGGACAAGGTTCTGCCGATACTGTCGGACAAGAAGAACCACGTGGTAGATTCCATACGCTACGCTCTGGAGGCGCTTCGTATAGCAGTCGGCGGTGCGGTGGAGTCCTCCGCTTCCTCCGTGTCGCGATCGTACGACGGCAGCGTTCAGCTTTCTAGACCTGTCGCTCAGCACGCGCAGGAAGGAGGTCTCGGTATCTACGCGCACGACACCGAGGCCTACGACGGGGGACTGACGTGACGAGCGGGCTTACACTCCCCTTCGCGCGCGCGAGCGCTCGTACACTGTATACGAGGAGATCTGCGGCATGAGTAGAGTAGCCGACGCGCTGAGGGTTCTGTTCCGTACTCAGGACGAGCAGCCGACGCCGGAAGTTCTGTCTCAGGACTCCATCGCGTGGTCCGAGTTCGCCACGTATCTGCAGGACGTCAAGTACAACCCCGACGATCTCATCGGTCGCAAGGGTTTTCCCATCTACAAGAGGATGATGGTCGACGAACAGGTGAAGTCCGGCGTTCACTTCAAGCGGTCTACGGTCACCGGTCGTGAGTGGTACTTCGAGCTGGACCACGATAAGTACAGTCTGTCGGAGAAGGAGGCGGAGAGGCGCATCAACATCTATACCTCGATGATCGAGGACTGCTATGCCGGAGCTCTGACGGACGGACTCAACGCGATAGAGAAGGCGATGTGGCAGGGGTTCAGCCTAACCGAGCAGATCTTCAGTCAGTTCGAGTACGACGGTCTGACGTTCTGGGGTCTCCAGGAGCTCAAGCCGAAGCCGTTCGACACGTTCTTCCCCGTCGTCGACGAGATGGGGCAGGTGAGCAGATGGATTCAGCGAGGAGGTCTGGGTACGCGAGAGATCACGCTCGACATGACGAAGTTCGTCTACTACAGGTATAATCCGGACATGGACGAGCACTACGGATGGAGTGATCTACGCTCGGCGTATCGCGGCTACATCTCGAAGGACATCACCATCAAGTTCATGAACATCTTCGTGGAGCGACTCGCCGGCGGATTCCCCATAGCGAAGCCGAAGGAGGGTCGAACGATCACTCGTGGAAGTACGGAGTGGGTTGAGCTGGTGTCGATCATGCGGAACATCACCGGGAAGTCCAGCATCATACTTCCTGAGGGTATAGACCTGGAGGTCGTGTCCGTGTCCGGGTCTCAGGTTGACGTCTTCGTCAAGGCTATAGAGACCCACGACCTGTCTATGGCGAAGGCGCTGCTCATGCCTAACTTACTCGGTATGTCGCACTCAGGACAGACGGGTTCCTACTCTCAGTCGGAGACTCAGTTCGACGTCTTCATGATCATAGGAGACGAGGAGGCGAATAGACTGGAGGACGCGCTCAACGAGCAGGTCTTCGCACCGCTCGGACGCATCAACTTCGCGGACGGCGTCGCACCGAAGTTCAGGTTCAAGCCGCTCAGCAGGAGAAAGAGACAGGCCGCTCTGGATACGTGGGCCAGTCTACTTAAGGGCGGGGCAGTCGAGGCTTCCGAGACGGACGAGCGGCACATCAGAAAGATGCTGGACTTCCCCGAGAAGGGGAAACCGCTGAAGAAGGATGTTCCTACCCCTGCTATCGTTCCTGCTCCCGTCCCCGCCCCTCAGAGACCCGCGGACGAGCCGCCGGAGCCCGTCGGTCGCTCGGATCAGGAGGAGCGCATGATCCGCATGAAGCGGCTCGGTCTGTCCGTCGAGGCGTTCGCGCGCGCCGAGCAGAGAGTGGCGTTCGCAGTTATAGATCGTCAGTCGCAGGCCAGGGTTCAGGAGCATGTACCGAGCGTCGAGTTTGCGCTGTCCGAGATGGTCGCCGAGGGTGTGGCTCGCATAGAGGAGCAGAGCATCGGAAGTGATCCGAAGTCCGTGGATAAGATTGCCAAGTTTGACTTCGACGGATTCCGTCTTCGCAAGCTGAGCACTCAGGTCATCAGGTCGCTGCGCTCAGGGCTCGATATCGGTGAGGATCACGCGAGGAGAGAGATTGCCGCCGCCAAAAAGGAGTCGGATTTCGTGCGTCTCGTCTCCATGGACAGACTCGGTGATCTAGCTGAGCAGTTCCTGAGAGCTAAGAGCTTCACCATAGCCGGCGATCTTAAGACTGGGGCGGTCAGGGAGATAAGGAATGTTCTACTCAATGCTCTGAAGTACTCGTGGACGCAGCGTGAGGTGCAGAGGAATATATACAAGGCGCTCGCAGCCGGCGGCTATCTGTCAGGCTCTACCGTTGCCGAGGCTCTAGGCATGGACGATCTGAGAGCTCTGGCTGAGGAGCTGAACTTGCAGGGGAATCTTGCGGCGCATCGTCTAGATACGGTCATACGAACCAACATGTTCGAGGCGATCAACGAGGCGCGGTTTAACACGTTCACGGATCCCGAGCTAGACGGGTTCGTGGTCGCCATGGAGTACAGCTCCATACTGGACGGTCGTACTACTTCAATCTGCAGACATCTAGACGGTCGTGTCTACGCTGCGGACAACTCCAGGATATGGAACGTGTATAGACCGCCGAATCACTTCAACTGCCGGTCTCTGCTCGTGCCGGTGACTGTAGTGGACAAGGACGTCGAGCTTACTGGCGAGGATCCGACGCTCTCGCCTCAGGCTGGATTTGGAGGGTTGTGATGGGTGAGACTAAGAGTTCGCCGATCTGCATGGGAGGTGCGAGCGGTGAAACAGATTTTGAGAACACTGGGTCTAGTCGCGGAACGTCTGTTCAGCATACCGAAGTATCTGAACGACGACGGAACGCCTAACGCTAATTACATGAGGGAGTCGGACGTGTGGAGGAGAGATCTTGCCGGATTCACTCTAGTGAGCTTGTCGCTCGGCATACTCGCCATCGTTCTAGTTGTTCTGGTGTGGTTTGGTTCGGCGCGCGCAGAGGAGATGGTGGACGTTAGAGCCAATCAGCTCGTAGAGAAGCTGGATCAGGTGGACTTTACCATATGCGAGTCTCAGCGGCTAGATCCTCAGTTGTTTGCGTATAGATCTACTCTCGCAGCGGAGTTCGAGGAGATTACGGGCGACGAGTTTAGCGGCAAACCTTGCGATCTTCTAGTGAAGCTATACAGGAGGTGATGACGTGACGGACAGCATTAGTGGTGGCGCGAAGTTGACGCGTCGCAGTTGGGCGAAGGGTGGGGGTGACGTCGTCGAGTGTACGCACGGCGGATGCGTGAAGGAGGGATACTATATCCCAGTCATCAGTGTCTGGGCCAAGTCCGACGAGCGAAGGACGAAGCGCAAGGTTGTCGTCATGCTGGAGCAGGTGCTTTGCAAGGAGCACGCCACGCAGAACCCTGCGGACTACGATGTCGGAGAGCAGCAGACTCAGGCACTCGGGAGTGAGCCAGATCTGGAGAACGCGCTTGTTCAGTTCGTCGGTAATAC